TGCCTTACTTTTACCAACCTCTCCTATTTCCTTGTCTATCTGTCTTAATATATCTTGTTCCATTGCTTCTTGCAACCCACTAGAATTAGCCATTTGAAACGCAGACTCTATAAAGAATTTTCTTCTTGATGATACTAGCTTACCCATAGGAGTAGGCAAACCACTTGTAGCTATCTCACTTACTATATGAGCCACTACATTATGTTTATGCTCTTTATTCTCAAAGCTAAATTGTTTTTCTTCTACCCATTTAGCAATCTCATTATAGCTAGGCTCAAATGGAGAAGAACCATTATTTACAATCCACATATATGGAGTATTATTCATCACATCCATTATTAAGCTTCCTCTAGCTTTATGAACTCTTGTAAAAAAACTTTCAGCCAAATTTCCTGAAGCAATATGTTTTTGAAACTCAAGTTCTTGTTGTAAAGCTAAAATATACTTTTGCCCTACCTTGTGCAGACTTTCTCTTATTATTTGTAAATCTTTAGCCATTATGTAATAGTTTCTCCCTCCTCAAGAGGTATTGATTGGTCATAAACTCTCCTTAATACTTTAGAAAATCCTATTCTTGGCATTTCAGCTATAACAGGTAAGCTATAGCTATTCTTTTCTTTAACCGATATAGATGATATTTTTACTTGAGAATCATTTACAGATGATGAGAAATCTATAAATAGTATATCACTTACGCTATAAGCTATAAAGTCAAGACTTATCTCACTTACAGGTAAATCATAACTTGTTACATCAGATTGAGTCAATACAGATGGAAACGTATTAGAATTATATAATCTTGAAATAGCAATAGTTCCTAATATATTTGCTTGATGAAAACTTATTTTAATATTATATTCTTTACCTATTATAAGTGTTTTTAGTTCTTGAAAAATTCCTGAATGAGAACTCACACCTGATGTTACTTTTGCGTTTATACCTATAATGTTGTTAGATGAAAATGGCTCAACCTCAGTAACAGAGGGATATATAGTCCCATCACTTCCGTATCTCTGCCAATTAGAGTTAGAGTAAGTAGGCATACTTGCTGAGGTTACTGCTTCAGTTGCATAATCTGCAGTTGAGGTGTCTATAGTTGTTGTGCTTAATGTACTAGACACAAAAGAATCTCCATATGAAAGGTATTCATTAGATAATATAGGTACAGATATAAAAACATCTAAACCTCTTTGTAAAGCCTGTCCATTATCATTTATTTGTCTATCCATTTTTTTTATTTAACTATTAAAACTTGTATCTACAGGAATATACCCTTTATCTAACCATAGCATAAGTTCAACTTTTGTTACTTCATTGTTATTTGGCTTGTAATCTATAATCCTGTTTATTCTATAGTAATAGCCATCAATATAAACTAATTTTCTTAAATCAAGATTTGTTATATCAGATAATTTTAAATTAACATAAATTGTTTTTATTCTAGGATTAGACTTTAATTGCTCAATCATAGCTTGGTAATATGTTTGATATAGCCCTTTGTAAGCAGTTGGAGTGCTTATAACATTATTAGTAGCATCGTAGCCACCTTGAGTTACACTAGCATAAGACAATGGCTGTCTAGGAGATGATATAAAAGTGGCATTATCTATACTATTAGCATAGCATAAGAATGGATTTATATTAGTCTGCGAAAGTCCTGGAATTATAACCGTTATATCAGAAGAACTCCAACCTTGTACTGCTGCAGTAAATCTTGAAGGTGATGATGTATTAAAAGTTGCACTTTTAACATAATTTACTAATCTAGGTAAAAAATTATATCCTTTATCAGGTCTACAGGCACTACCCTGTGTAGGCACAGCTCCTGACTCGCAAAGACCCCAAAGATTTGCTCTGTATGGTGTTTGCAGTACAGTTGCAGAACCTGCAAAGGTTTGGCCATCTCTTGAGTTGTAAGAACCTGCAAAAAATGGGTTTTCAAAAACACTTTTACCTACTTCAAATTCACTGCTTAAAAACTCTCTGTATGGATATTCATCTAGTATTCCGTCCCAATATGTTAAACCTCTATGCTCTACTACCTTATCATTAGAATCTGTTTTGTACTTAAATATTATTTCTCTTTTTAAGTCTGATTGAATCCATTTATCCTCTTGACTTAGGGATTGGTCTACCTTATAAGTCCAATCTATTGCTTCGTTTTGATTCTTGTAAAAATCATTATATGGCTCTATATAAACAGCTCTTGAAACTGTATCTGTTGTAAATTGAAGATTAAAAGCGTGGATAATACCTCTTAAGAATCCTAATTGTGTGCTTTCATTGTCTATAACATTTTTCAAGTCAAATGTCTGTCCGTACTCAACATTTTCTCCCTTATGAACTATAGAAATATTTCCATTAGAGCCTGACGTTCCTCCTGTTGGTATACCTGTTACCCCTGTTCCTCCATATAAATAGTTTTCCCAACCTATAGTTCTGCTACCACTATTTCCGTGACCCATCTTATAAGATAGTCTAAATCTAATAGTATCATTTTTATTTAACCATTGGTTTTCTATTTGCAAATCTTCAAAGTCATATGGCTTGTCAGCTACAGGAGGAGCAGGACAAGAATAATATATTCTTCCATTGTCATCAGGAAGTCCATAAGCATTTCCTATATTGTTCCAACTTTGCTGACCTGCAGTTCTTACTTCGCATTTTATTCTAATGTAATCAACTTCATTCCTGTCAGATGTTCCTGCACAAACAGAATCTAGCCAACCCCCAATACTACTCACATTTATATCATAAAAACCATATTCTTGTATTGTAAAATACCCTGAACTATCACTATACATTGAGGAAGGGTCGTCAACAACAAAACTATTTGTTCCTGAAACTCCATTACCATTCCATTTAATTACAAATGAAGGCCAATAATCTTGAGTTGCAAGTATTGAGGGTGTAGTATAAGGAAAGCTTCCAACATATGCTTTATCTGAAAAAGAACCATAAAAACTATTTTCAGCTATTCTTTGTGTTACGTTATTGTGTTTAAAGTTAGGAAGTAGCATTGTTATTCCCTTAAAAAAATCACTTTCAATAAATGTAGATACAATAGTATAGTTCTCTTGATTGAATAATTGCTTTATAATGTCATAGACAAATATAGCAGGTCTAAAATCCATACTAGGTATTGGAGTTGGATATTCATCTCCATTATCGAACCAACCACTATACCCTATATTACCTGAATTTCCTGTTCCTAAAGCGTCCCACTTAGTTTTAAGTAGTTGTAATGTCCCATCAGAACCTCCTTCATTATTTTCTCCATAACCTACAATAGGATAAACTATAGGCTTATCACTTGCCGCTTGACTTCCTCCGTAAGGAGTCTTGTAAACTGCATTATCTACGTCCCAAGTAGAAATTATAGAATCTCTGTTTGCTTGTAATCCAATACCTGTACCTGCTCCTTTGCTATTAAGATTATCCCAACCACTCCCATCTTCAACACTATTTACACTCAAGTCTTTTAATAGTTTATTATCTAATGCTGATGCCCAATCAACATTATTACCATAAAACACACAAGAATAATATAATGGCTCAGTAGATTTTCCAACAGCAGTTAATTGAAGAAGCCCTACTATACTTAAAGATTCGTCTACCTCTATTCTGCATTGTTTTTGATTTGAGATTGTATTTGTTTCTATATAAGAGCCTTCAACGTAAGATGACTTTAGGATTTTGTTATTGTTTTTAGTTGCAGGTATTTTAAATGTCTTGCTGTAAGTACCTGTTCTTGAGTTTAAATTCCTAACATCTGCTACTGAAAAACTCATAGCTAAAGGGAATTCATCTGAGTCTCCAACGTCTAAATCTCCAATAACACTTTCGTCCCAATTAATAACTCCTGCTGATACATACTTATAGTCTAGTAACTGTATTTTAATCATTTTAATTCCTTTGTGTTATAATCCCTTGAGATTCAGTATATTCAATATTATACATTACTAATCCATTTTCTTGGTCTAAAGACACAATTTCTGAGTTAGTCAATATGACAGGTTTGTATATTGATGTTCCAGGCCTTAAGTAAGAATTTAGATTATTCATAAGATATGCCTCATCCATCTCATAATTTTCTTGGTCAGAACTATCAGTTTTTTGTTCTATCCAAACATTTGGAGATTGAAATATTTCCCTAAGCCATTTAGCTTCTACATTATTCAATGGCTCTGTATAAACACTATTATTCACCTTAGCATCAGAGCTTAATACCTCAGTTCCACCTCTATAAGTATCATACCCTCTCATTGTATCACTATAATATTCTGAATTTGCTAATGAAGCTCCTGCTGAATCAACATTATCCTGCATATATCTTTTGTTAGGCAATTTTGTTTCCATTAAAGATTTGCTAATGCTTATCGATTCCATCACATTTCTTCTTGCTGTATATGAGTCTATACCTCCTGCAGTGTTAAGCCAATGAAATCTAACATTTTCATATACTGATTTTTGTTCTTCATCATTGATAGAGTACCAATACACATTAGAGTGTCTTATGTTTACCCAATCATTTGGAGCAGGATTATTTGCATTATAAAACCCTCTAACATAAACCCTGTAATATGCTGTATTAGAAGTTATTGGAGTTCTAGCAGTTACATAAGGATAATCAGATTCTTGAGGAGCATAAGCGTGAGAATTTATATATGCAGGAGAAACATTTTGAACACATAATTGCTCTTGTGTATGAGCAAATGTAGTTGCATTTTCTTTCTGAAAGTTATGAGATATATCTGAACAAATAGCAGTGGTACCTAAAGAGTTTTCCCATTCAGAACCTAAAACAAAATCTAATCCTTGACTTCCATCTTTGTTATATGCTCTGCCATAAACCTCGTATAGATTATAATAGTCAGTATCATCATTACCATTATAGCTAGTCCTTACAAAGAATTGCAGAAACTCTGCTTCATCTGAAATACTAACACTTTTTTTATATAAAGGCACTGAAACTGTATTAAGAGTAGAATTAGGACAATTTGTTAATGCCCTTCTTTGATTACTTTGAGTAGCAGTCCATTGTTGTAAAGTAAAAACCTGATTGTAGTATGATTTTAAATTAATAGACGGTGCAGAATTTATAACTCTTACATGAGGTGCAGATGATATTGTAGTTGATGACAATTCTATAGCACCTGTAGTTCCTAGCATTTCAACTTCAGCCCTAACTCTAATAGCTCTGTATGCTCCATTTCTAGTTACATTATATGGGCTAACTGTTTCAGTTATATTGTCTTGCTTTTGAGCACCACCATTCATACCTCCATACTCTTGATTCTGCCAAGAACCCTTATTTATAGGCACTAAAGAGTAAGATAATTGGTCTGCAACTATTCTTGAGATATCAACAGTAAACCTCTGAGAAGCAGATACAGAAGAATTTACTATATTATTATTTGGTATGTCCCTAGATTTTTTAATTTGACCGATTAAGTCCCAATCAGCAGAAGCAGCAGGAGTAGGATAATCAGTAGTCGCATAAATTTTAAATATAACATTAACAACATCTTTATATACAGATGGAACATACATTTCATCTACACCTGTAGATGTCCACATAGCTTGATATATCATTGGCTCATTTGCACAAACTAAGTAATTTCCATTAAATCTTCTTTGTTGGTTTTGCATTTCATAAGTATTGTCATTAAACCATAAAGGTAACTGACCCCATACTATGTTTCCATTTATTGCTGCCATATCTTAATATATTTTATATTTCTTATTCAAGTAGTCTACTACTTGAGCTGTTTCTGTATCTGTTAATTTTTTATCGTAAATTATGACCTCTTGAAAGTTACCATCTAAATATTTAGCGTCTATTTCTGTAGGAGGTATACGTCCATCAGAGGTTCTTGTACAGCCAATTCTAAATTTGTTATTCTCAAAAGATGTATAGATGTTAAAAGCTCCTTCAGCGTGTGCTCCCTCAGAAACCTCTGAAGAACTATAATAATTAAGATGAACATTTTTAGATGTTTTTCTAAATACTCCAATATGATAATGTCCTAATTGAGTTTTTGATGACGCTTCAGAAACTACTGTCGTTCCGTCACTCATTTTTACTTCATAATAACCTCCAGAGTTAGTTCCCATTTCTAAAAGTGCACCTGTATCCATATCATAGTAGCCAAATACAGCATTATCTACTGCATTAATCTTACTTACCTCAAATATTGTAAATTGTGCGTTTACCTCTTGACTTGTAATAAAGTTATTGTCTGAAACTAAAGAATCGCTATCAAAAGTAAATTGTGTTTTATCTAAAGTGCCACCACCATAAGTATATCTTAAAGGCTGTAAAGTATTGTTTGTTTGTCCTGCTCCATTTGTATTTCCTGAGCCATCTCCTAAAACACTTACCTTTTTAGTAGGTATGCTAAATGTAGCGTTACTATCTGCTCTTAGCCAAGATGTCAATCCACTTATCTGATTAGGGTAATTTGACACAGGAGTAAAGCATTTGCTAAACACCTTCCAATTAAAATTCATTTTTATTTGTAGAAGTTGGTCATTAGCCACCTCTTTGTTTCTTTCTATTGTTAAACTGCCGTCAGTAAGGTATGATATTGTCGTACTACCTGCTTGTTTGCCTATATATGATTTTAAGAACATATCTAGCCATTCGTTAGCTAAATCTTGTAAATTATCCCATCTCTGCTCAATACTTTCGTTTTGCTGTTGTGTTCTGTTGTATAAATCTGAAAAATAAACTTCAAAAGCGTATTCTTCCCAACCATTTCTTGGTGTTACCTCAGGATATACTGAATCAGGAGGTGTTATAAGTAATGATGGGTATCTAGTGTTATGATTATCGTTAAACTCATCTGTATATCCAAAGAACTTATCTCCATAAGTCCATTTATTCTTCATTGTTGCTACTATATCTGTTAATCTTATTATTGCCATTACATTATTTTGTTTGGATTATGTATTTTCTCTTGTACTTTGTTCTCATAAGTGTTTTTTGCTGTTATCCAACTTAAATATGTAAGAACATTGTACAGATTAGTGTATTTAACGCTGTCTATGGCGTTTTTACCACTAATATTGAATACTTGCTTCTCTGCCAACATATAAAGGCTGTTAAGCCACCCAAATGGCTTTATATAAGTTCTGTATAGTCCTTTTGTATTCACTGCTCCTGTACTTGTTGTTGTTTCCCCAAAAACGAAGGGGTAAGTTTCACTAATTTTTCGGTTTGCAGAGTCAAAAAAAAACTGAACTCCCAAATGATGTCCATTGTAAGTCCTCTAAACTTTTCTGTTTTTTGAGATATAACATCATCATCATATTCTTCGTCTAGCCTTCTGCATAGTATAGCCATTTGTTCAGGTAGAACGTCAAACCTTCCATTTTCCATATCTTTTATATACATATCTAGCTGAGTAGACTCTATAAAGTCGCCATATGTTGATTTTCTAAAGTATTCTGATGGAAAGTAGTATGTTGAACCTTCAAATTCAAAAGACCTAAGTCCTTTTGGCTTGTATTCCTCTGTTAAAGTGTTTACTAAGGACAAAACCTTGTTTACTTGGTTTATATCTACCCAAGAAGTCTCCTCTTTGGTTAGTCCTGTGATATAGCTAAATATATCTGAGTTCATTTTCACAGTTTGAGCATCTGTAAGCTTTATATCTTTAGTAATATCTGAAAGTAAGTCCTTTTTAAGAAGGTCGTGCTTTTGACTCTCCTTGTTTTCTACATCTTTAGTTGCTTCTGTGTAGTGTTTTTTTATAATAGTAGACAGCTCACCCCAATATTTTACAGTTATGTCTTTCCATTCAACAGGAATGACAACATCTCTATCAATATTCTGGCTTTTAATATTAATTGTTATGCTCATTGATTTTATTTAAGTTAGTTAGTATCTCCTTCTGTATATTTTCTTTAATATTTATATCTTCAAGTATATCTGTAGTTTCTCCTATGAAGTCAACTGTTCTTTCAAATAAATTTTCAGACAATGCGTCCATAAAGTCATTATTTTTCTTATTTCTAAGTCCTGAAATGAATCCAATGCAAGAATAAAGTATCAAATTTGGAGTCATATAAGCCCATTCAGTCCTTCTGCTAGATGTTTTGACTATTTTATTAAAAGCATTTGTGTAATCTACAATATTTTCTAATACCTCGTTAAAATCTAAGAATTTTTTAGCATCATAATCTTCAGTAGCCTTATAGACTGTTTTTTGAACAAAACTTATATACTTTTTGAGTATATCTTCGTGATTTTGGTTCAGACTATTAAGTTTCATAAAGATTTTCTTATTATTTCGCAATTATATGGATTTTTTTTATATTGTACTAGAAGTTTTTAGAAGTTAAGAAAAATAAACTATTTTACTGCCATTCCACATATTTTTATTTATAGCCATTACTAAACAATCTACCATATCGTCGTGTTTAGCAGAGGGAAACCTCACTAACTGCTGAATAAATTCTTCGTTCCATTTCCCATTGAGTAAACTTACTCTACCTGATTCTAAAGACGCAGAGATATCTTGTACTCTAGCTACTTTGTCTTTAGATGGTGGTTTATCTTCTCTTACATTTAGCCCTGTTTCTTTTTTTAGTGTCTGTACTATTGATTTTCCTGATGCTTTAGGCTCTACATATATCCTGCTTCTATTTGTATAGCCATTTTTAGTTACCCATTGTGTTATAAACCTTACTAAATCAGGAAATTCTTTATATACGTTAACACAATCTATGATTTGCCATTTATTATCTTTAAATATATAAGCTAGTAGTGCTGATGGGTCATTTTTTTCATTTGCAGTATATGCAGGGTCTATAACAAAATCAACTGTTACTTGCTCTCCAATGTCTATCATTTTGAATTGGTCTATTTTAAGCCACTCAGCTTTTATCATTCCTGAGTTTAGAGGTGTAGGTGTTTGCATAAGCTGACCTGCGTATCCATAACTACCTAAAGCTTGTTTATAGTCATCAAGAATTGACTTACTAAACCTATCTGTCCAAAACAAGCCATCTTCATCATAATATTTCTCTAATTTTTTTGGTTTAATGTCATCTGATAGCTCTGCAGGTATGCAAATGTGTTGATGCTTGAGTCTACTTTCGTCTCCATACAATAAAAATCCACTTAAATCGTTATCGTGTATTCTTTGCATAATAACTATCCTAATTCCTGTGAGTGGGTTATTAAGTCTTGAGTAGAATGTTGTTCTATACCATTCATTAGCATTTTCTCTTTCTATTTCTGAAGCTGCGTGTTGAGGTGATACAGGGTCATCTACAATTAAGAAATCTCCCCCTTGTCCTGTAACAGTACCACCAACAGATGTTGCTCTTCTTACTCCTAAAAAGTTATTTTCGTATCTTGATTTTAGATTTTGGTCTTTTTTGATGTGAAAAATATCTCCCCATCTATTTGCAAACCATTCTGAGTTTATTATATCTCTACTTCTTGTAGAGTGTTCTATTGAAAGGTCTGCAGAGTATGATGCTGTTATGAATCTGAACTTAGGATTCTTTATCCAAGCCCATACAGGGAACATAACTGTAACTAATAGTGATTTTGTAGAACGAAAGGGTATATTTATAACAATATCTTTCGTTTTAGGTTTATTGGCAATTATTCTTTCTGCTTCTTCTTGTAAAATATCACATAGATATTTATGATGCCAATTAGTAGATAGCTCAATAGAAGGTTCAACAACGTGCCAGGCCTTTTTAAAAAATTCATAAAATGATAATTCGCATAACTTCTTTTCTAATGCAAATCTAAGTGCTTCATCAGTTGCTTTCAATGTCATCAAGTTTTGCTCTTAGCTCCTCAATGCTTACATCATCATTCAACTCAATTTTTACTTTCTTAGTTGTGTTATCGTTAATTTCAGAAGATGATAATTTTGGAACTGTATAGTTAAGTAGTTTTGAAACTGCATTTATATATGCTTCAGGATTTTGGTCAAATAATTTATCTAATGCCATTCTGATTTTAGTAGAATGACCTTCTAGTGCCCAAGTCAAAGCATTTCTGCTAATTTTATTTACTACTACATTATTTTTTTCTCCTTTCTTTCTTCCTTCTGTATTTATTTTACCACCATTTGGAAAATATTTTTCAGAAGTTTCTTTATATGGGTTAAGTTTATTAAGATTACTTTCTCTAAGTTTATGTCTCTTATCTTCACTCATATTATAGTTCTTTTATTTTATTTACTAGCTCATCAACTAATCCATCTAGCTCTTTATCTAGTTGAGATTTCTCTTTATCTATTTGTGCTAATTTTTTTATAGCCCATTCAACACCACTTGTTCCTCCCCAAGCGTCCCACATTATACCTCCACAACCTTCATCATATGGTACGTCTTTATGTTGCTGATGTCTTTTGAAACTTGCCATTCTAGCTATAGTATCTCTTGATAGTTTTTCTCTACGAGCTAATTGTCCTGCTCTTGTCCAACCTACGTTAGTACCACAGCTACTACCATTTTCTTCTTTATATTTTATTGCCCTCTTAGCATTATTAGTTGCTGACTGAGGGTAGTCATTGTAAGTTGCCATTATAATCTTTTTATAGAGTCCGTAAGCTTATCTATATATTCATCTAACTCACTATTCAAAAGTGATTCTGTAAGGTCTGAATATTCTCTTTCCATTTCTTCTGCATCAACTTCTTCAGGAGTATAAGTAAATTTAATTACCATCTCTTTACCATCTTCTTCAAGATGGATTATAACCTCTCCATTAGTATGGAGCTCCTCCATTTGTTCTTGAGTAAAGTTCATAGTATAATCTACATCTGCTTCGTGATTATATGCATCTTTATTATCTAATTGACATTCTTCAAGAGTATCGTATCTACACTCTCCTGTCTCTCCCCATTTATATTTTCCTTCTTCACATTCCTCGCAAGGCATAACTTTTCTTTTTTTACAAATTAAACAAAATATATTTTATATCCTACGAAGTTTACAGAAAATTTATTAACCTTTCTTTCTTCATATCTTTATCTTTATCTTTTACCTTATCTTTAGGAGTATAGTATACCCTATACATACCCTATCTATATGAAATTGAATTAAATCCCATTTCAAAATTTTTTATAATTTTTTTTTGCTTCCAAAAACTTCTGAATATTTAATTTTTTTTACTATACCTTTACTTCCTATAGAATATACTGTTGCTCATATCGCAACTAGCATATTTGATAACCTTCTAAACAAAATATACACTATGTTTAAATTTACATTTGGAAAACTTACAATACAACTTCTTCCTCCTAAAATAACTTGGAAACTTTAATTATGAAATTGGATTTGAAATACTTCTACGTATGTGTGGAGTCTTAAGAATAGCTTTTTCCCAAATCGACGGAATTTGCATTTTTAACCCATTTTTTAAGTTACAGAATGAGAAAAACAACTTTTTTTTATAAATATTTACTTTTAAAATCTTTTTTATAACTTTTTATTGAAAAACTTGTGTAAAAGAAGGAAAAAAGCAGATAATTAAAAGGTTTTTATTAAAATTTATTTAACTATCTGCAATTTTTTTAAGTTAACAACAAACTAAAAAAAGTATAAATAAAATTGTTATTGTTAAATCGTTTAATGGTATCTTATTAAAGTTGTTAAAAGTGTTTTATCATTGGCGTTAATTTTAGTTAATAATTGATTTTTTTTT